TGGTTTAGGAAGTTTTACGTTTAATGATTGTGCTTTTGCTGTTAAAGCATTTGTAAACCTACCTTCATTAATTTTTATTTTTATCATGCTATTAAATAGTTATAAAAAAAAGAAAACGGGCATAAACCCGTTTTCAATTATCTCTTCTTTGTAGCCTTTTCCATTGCTTCTGATTCGTCTTTGATTTGTTTTGCAAGTCTTTCAACAAACCACATTCTAAGTCCTATTGGAAGGTTATAGGCTTCGATAAATGACCATCCTCCATGATACTTTAGAATGAAGAATTGTTCATAAACCTGTTGTTGGTATTGCTCACTTAGGCCAAAAAAAGTCCGCCGTAAACGGAACCTCCAATCTTGTTTCCTCTTGACAAGATTTACATTGGAAATCGTGAGACAAATCTAAAGTTGGTGCAATAAGTTTATAAATGTGTCTTATTTTAATTGAATCTCTAGCAGGTAGCATAGATACAGCTTCTGCAATTAATTTATTATCATTAACAGCATTTATAGATTTTATCATCATTCTTAATTGTGTAGATAAAACAGAATCAATTTCTTTTTTGTTTTGTTGTGCTTCTCTTATTTTTTTAGCAAGGAATGTTTCGTCTTTGCTAGTTAATAACTTAAGTTCTACAACTAATTTAGATACTGGAAGGCTTACCAAAAATGTACCCCATTCGGTCATTTTGATTTCTTGTTCTTCTAAAATTGAAAGATCAACTAGTTCTGTGACCGAGCATTCATTTAAATCAAATAAATGTTGTTGAACTTTTCCGCAAGATGGACAGGTTACTTTTGTTTCATACTCTGCACCATAAGCAGATTTTCTAGCAGCAACAATAATAGCATTTTTATCACCAATAAGAACATCATCTAATGAAATTGATTTATCTACAATTATGTCTTGTAATACTTTTTCTAAAGCAAGACCTTTTTTAAGGAGAGATTGGTTTGTTAAAGTATCTTCATCTTTTGCTGTCATAAATCTTATTTCAATTGTATCTTTTCCATGAAGTGGGTGTCCTTCTGGATAGTACATTCCTTTTGATGGAAGATCTACAATCTCTGTTGGTACTACAAAGCTTAAAGTGCTTGTAGTACTTGCATTGTCATCTTGGGGTTTGTTACTTTCTAAGCCTAATCTATCTAGGTTATTTCTCATTATTCACTCGTTGTTATTGTTTATGTTTGATCAATAAATTCACACCATTCTGGTACAAATGTTACACTTATTTCATTTGCTTCATCAGAAGAATAATCATATGTACCAAATGAAATTTTAGTTATTCTTGGATTTAAAATTTTAAATTGTTTGTTTGATAAAACGGATAAATCTTTTATTTCTTTTGATACTGGCGCTTCTACAGAAAAAGATTGATAAGAACTAACAAGTATTTCATTGCAAAAGATAGGTAAGTCTAACATACCAGTTCTATTTTCTCTTACAACAGTAGAAGCTACTACATAATTAGTAAACATCTTTCTCCAATTAGGAACTTCATCTTGATTGGCCGTTACAGCGTCTACAAACGTAACATTTATTGGCTCCCAATTAATTTCACCTTGTTGAAAATAGTGAACGTAATTTGAAGCCAAACCTCTTTCAAAATTAAGATTCATTGAAGGAGCATCGATCTTCTTTACAAATAATTTAATAGAGGATTCATCGGTAATACCAGACCATCCACCATTACTGGATTGATCCGTATTACTGAACTCTGCAATAAATAAATGTTTTTTAGATAATTCAATTCCACGTTGGGACCAAAACATTTATTACTCCAATTATTATGGTATTACAGATGAATCAAAACTGGTTGAAGCTATTTGTAAATCTGCCCAATCGTATCTAAATGTAAATGTTACTTCATTAATGTCGTCTGATGAGTAATCAAGACCACCAAAGTTTACTGACTTTAACCAAGCATTATTTAAAATCCAAGTTTCAAGTGCGTTACCGTTTGCATCTATTTGAACAATTTGAATTTGATCAAATGGTCTTGTAGCTGTTCCCTTTGCCATTGTTCTTAATGTACCTCCAGTACCACCAGCGATTGCATTACCAGCAGCAGTAGGAGATTGGTAACCAGCACGAATAAGAACGTTGTAAATAGAATCTGCTACATCTGTTGTTGGACCATTTGGAGTGCGTGTATCATCATCTCCACCACCAGCAGAACCAGCAGGGTCAATTACTGTAGCTGTAACTTCTTTCCAAGTTACTCTACCTGGATAATAAAATTTGTGACCAAGAAAATCATGCATAGATTCTGATACATCAAATGATGGTTTATCACATTTCTTTGCAATAAAACTTGGTAATTCTTCTGATGATAATCCAAATCTAATTAAAAATTTAAACTTTCTTTTTGGTTCTAATGCTGCTTCATTCCAGAATGCCATTTAAATAATCCTCCAACCTTTTATAATAAGTAGTCATTAGTCAATAAATGACGCACCAGAATCAGTTATTGTAAAGTCAATTGCAATAAATTCGATTGCTCTTGCTGGCTTCAAGAAAATCTTTGCGTACATTATGTTTCTGTCAACTAAGTCTGGTGTAGTTGTTGTCTTATCGAGTATTACACGATAGTCACTAAGACCCAATCTTGACTTGACAGTTGCAAGGAATGGATTTACTTGACCTGTGAATCTTGACCAAGTTACATCTACGTTTTGATCGAATAGAAGAGTTGATGCAATTTTAGAAATTTCTCTCTTAACGAAGATCATCATTCTACGAACATTGATTCTATCAAGAGCAGATGGTGTAACTTGAAGTGTCTTTTGACCAAAGATTACAATGCCTTCTGCTGGGAATTGTGCGATTGGATTGATGTTTGCTTCGTAGAGTGTATCACGATCTTTAGAAGAAAGTTTCTCTGTTACACCTATTACTGGAATACCACCACGACCTTCGCTTAAGCCGCCTCTAGTGAACCCTGCTGGAGCAAACCAAAGTTCTTGTGTTGCTTGACCATATGACATTGCACCAAGTGCTACAACTGATGGTGGTACAAACAAAGCTCTATTGCTGACTGTATCAGTAACTTGTACCCAAGGATAGTATGTTGCACCGTAGCTACTATTTAATCCTCTGCTCTTTAATCCAGCAGCAGCAGTAGTAGCAGTACCTGTGTATCTGCTTTGTCTATTTGTAGCAGTACCTTCTGCTTCTGGTTTGTAAACATTTGGTAGATCAATAATTGCAAGCGCATCTGCTCTAGCTTCACAAGTAGAGATAAGATGATTTGTAAGACCTGTATTGGTCAAACCAGGAACTACAACAATGTCTGTTACTAATGTTTCTGGATCTGAACAAGTATCAATTGCACGCTTGTATGTATTGTACACATAGCTTGTTGTTTCAGTTGGTGTACCGCTCATTAGTGAGTTTCTTAATGGCTCAGATTCTGTAGCATCAAAGCCGTCAAAGCCATTGAAGAGTGGCATTGTGAATGCGTTGTATCCTTCATTAAGAACGCCACGGAAACCGCTAGAAACTGCTGTTAATGATGTTCCTGCTACTCTTGAACCAGATACATAAACAGCTCCTATTGTGCCAGCAGCAGAACCAGATACATCATCAAGTGAGAATACGAATGAATTTTCAAGGTATGTTTCACTTGTGAATTCATATGTTGTAAAAGTATTAGCTCTTGTTAAATCATAATAAGCATGTGTGAATTCTGTGTTTGCTCCACCATCATCAGTTCTAATTCCAAAGAAAACATTAGTTGGATCACTAAGTCCAATGTAAGAAGCTGATGTTACTAGTGGTATAGTTGGAAACACTATTGAAGCAGTTACATTGGCAGCAGTAAATGCAAATGTACCACCAGAAAAAGTTGGACCAAAACCACCAGTTACAGGTGCTGCTATTGTTGGGTTAGAACCGCTTGTTAGTGTGAAACTCTTGTATCTTGGTGGACCAAAGAAACCGAATGGAAGATAAGTTGGGTCAATGTTACCAGCATCTACATCGTCATTCATTTCAACACGAATGTATTTAGAATTATTTGTGTATGTACCGTATTCTCTTAATCTTCTATCGGTATCACTCCATTGAACAAACTTATCACCTATTATTCTTGCAATGTAGTTTGGAGAAGCTGGGTTAAGGTTTACATTAGTGAAAGCTTCTATTAATTGAGGTCTAATGTCATTATCTTGTGAAGATCTAACGAAAACTGAGAATGAACCGTAATCATCAAAGTCATTAGTAGGAGATTTAATGTCACCAATTGAAATTTTATAATTTCTTTGTTCGTACTCTCCGCTATCTAGTGTAGCAATACGGAATAGTTTTTGTTGTGAAGAAGCAACATAAGAACCTGTGTTAGTTGTTAGATCTTGACCAATGACGTAACCAGTTTTAGCTGCTCTTGCAGGAATTCTATGATTACGAAGGTCTTGAGTATTGTTTGTTAATGCAGAGATAAAACCATAGCAATTTGCACTTCCTAAATTATACGAAGGTGTTTGTGTGCTGAATGTTTCAAGCAAGCTTCTTTCAAATGTTTCACCAAGCCAATAATGTTCTAAGTTTTCAGAAGTTGTAACATCACTATTTGTAAGTACTGGGTTAGTGTTAAACACTTTTCTGATGTACTTATCAGAGTCTTTATCAAAGTTGAAGTTAGAAGTGTAAGTTCCACCTGGAAAAGTTATAATTGCTTGGAATTCAGAATTTGAACCACCAACAGCAGAAGCAACAACCAAATTTGTTCCTTGATTTAAGCTCAATGGTGAACCAGCAGTAAAGCCTTTAAGTTGTACAGAACCAGATTGAACATACCAAATAGCAGCAAGAGTACCAGTTACAGCAGTTCCAGCAGAAGCAGATGGGTAAACAAATAGACCATAAGCACCACCACCAGCAGAGTTAGCAGTATAACCATTATCGGTTGTCCAACCAGCTTTACCAGCATCGGTTGCGTTTGTGTGTTGAACACCTACCAAACGAATTACATTAAGTGCTGGAGTATTTCTAAGCCAAGCTTGAGCAGCATAAGCAGCGTATGTTGGAGCTAAATAGTTTCCATCTCTCCATACATCTGTTCCATTATTTCCTGGTATTGGATTACCGAATGTTTGTAAAAATTGAGAGAATGAATTTACATAAACAGGACGCATTACTGGTCCTTTTTCAAATCTACCTATTACTGTTGGACCAGTTTGTGCAGA